CGATTTATTAGTATTCCGGCGAGATATTTTAGAGCTTGGCGTTGACTCATGGGATGATCAACACGACGAGGCCGAACTAATTATTAATCGTGATTTGCAGTCGGCTTGGTATGTTGAAATAGCAAAGGAAATTGGCGTTTCAAGCGCGTTTGATGCGTCATTATTAGATGCCTCTCAATTACTTAGATTGTCAGTTTATAAAACCCTTGAGTTAGCTTATCTCGTACTTGACCATGAGTATGAAAGCGATCCTTTTTTTAAAAATCGCGGCACGTTTAAAGAGCTTTACGATGAGGAACTTCAAAAACTGATTGTCTCAGGCGTTCGTTACGACTGGAACAAAGACGGCTCTTTTTCAAGTGTCGAATCATTAACCAAATCACCACGCAGACTAAGCAGAATATAATGCCTGAAACCGTTGAAGTGATTCGTAATTTTGATCTGGTTGAAGAAATTGGCGATGCCATTGACTCAATTGACTATGACGAATTAATGCTAAGAGGCATTCAGATTATTAAGGACAAAACGGAATCTGGTGTTGATTATCAAAACAGGCCATTCAGGAAATATTCTAAAGACTACGAAGAAACACGTTTGGGAAAACAATTACCTGTTAACAAAGTGGATTTGTTTTTCACGGGTAACATGATGTCAGCAATAACCGCTGATAGTGATAACGATGGAGCCGTTATTAAATTTTTAAATAAGTATGATAGCGGTAAAGCATTTTCACATATTAGAGGAAGTGGTAGTTTGCCCGTTAGAGATTTTTTCTTTTTCGATGATGATGACATGGATGAATTGTTAGATATGGCAATGTCGTTTGTTGATGATGAATTATGATTGATTATTTAAGTGCCGAGTTTTTAATTATTGAACGTCTGGAAAATACCATTTCCGGTATTAAAATTTTATCAACGGCGGAATTATCCAGTGTTTCTGATCGTAGTCAAATAACGCCAGCCATTCATGTTATTTATGCGGGTGATAAGGTCGAATCCGAGGGTGGTCAGATGCGAAGCCATATTTTTATCAGGCAAAAATGGCTTGTTGTTTTAGCTGTGCGTGATATTAGAGACATTAGGAATGGCGCGACAAAAAACACAATGGCTGGAGAAATATTACTTCAGATGCATACATTTTTAGCAGGTTATCAATTATCAAAAGATCACGGTTTTTTAAGACGCGAGCCTGGTCCAGCACCAAGATATTTAAAAAATTTCGTGCGCTTTCCATTAATGTTTTCGACAAAAATCGAAATGAAAGGATTTTTAAATTAATTTTTTAACAATGTCATTTAATTGACTAAACTGAATGTCCTGTCGTGAGATAGCGCGTTCCCACTGATGGAGTATTTATTATGAGTTCTAACGAAAATTCACGCATTGATTATGAGTCTGGCGTGACACCTTATCCAATGTCTGCATTGACTGATTCAGGAGATCGAAAAACATTTAGTTCAAGTGCAAGTTTGTTTTCTGAAAGCTCTGGTAATTCGCCGGACGTTAGACCAAATGGATTATTAACGGGTGGTGCTGTTATCCCGGCTGTTTCTAATGCAGATGATTCAATTGATGTTGAATCATTAACGTGTTATTTGGCTGGTGTTAAAACGTCTGTTTCGGCTGGCATTGATGTTTCAATATCTCGGGCTGGAACAAATGTTTCTAAAGTCAGCTCAATAACGATTACCAGCGCGGGAGCCATTGCTGTTGTTGCCGGTACTGTTGGCACGAATGCAACGTTTAGCGAGACCAGAGGAGCGGCAGGTGGTCCTCCTTATATTCCGGTTGGCAGTATTGAAATAGCACAAGTTAGAACCGTTACCAGTTCAGCCGCACCCATTACGGCAGCTGAAATATTTGATGTGCCAGGAACTCATACCGAGCGATCTGATTTTCCTGTTTTTACCAAAGATAATACAGCCGGAACGGTTACATTCGATACGGCATTACCGGCCATTCATACGGGTGATGTGTCAAAGGCGGTTTATGCGAGTTATGCTGAGCCGGTTTTTACTGAACAACCGTTTGCCAATGATTTCGTTCCCGCCGAAACAACACATAGCACCAGTTCAACACAAGTTTATGGTGCAACGATAGGCTCCAGTTCTCAATCGTTGAATCAGGCGACATTCACGGCCATTTTGAACGATGGCATAACAGATTCAATTTTGAGTAAAGCGAATGAAACATTATGGTTTCGTTATTATCAGGATAAATTCAAAACAGCTCATATTTTGACACAAGGGAAATTAGGCGTATCAAGAACATTTGGCGCGGCAGACAATCCACAAGTGAGCTGTACTATTTCGCCTAGCGTTGCCAGCGTGAACAAAGCCTCGTAATGTATATTTATACATTAGGCGAAGGTGGCGTTTTTAAATCAGATAAGTTTTATGAAGATATTGATTTTTTAGAATGTATTTATGTTGGTGTCGGAACTATGAAAGAATTTGTAGGCGGCGAATGGGCTGAAGTACCCTTTTATTCAGAAGAAGAAAATAAATGACATTTGATAAAAACGCATTTATGCGGCAGACATTTAAACCGCGAACCGAGTTGGTTGATGTTCCAGCATTAAAAGCTTGGTTTTCGTCTGAAAATGACGATGAAAAAACAGTGCCAAAATGGGAAGTGCGGGGGCAGACGGCAAGTGAAATTGCAAAATCGTTTGATTCTGCAAGCAAGGTAAAAAATCTGGATGCGATTGTAAAAGCAATCAGCTCATCATCCGTTCAAGTTGATGAGCTTAGAAAAGCAATCGGTATTTCTGATGATGTACCAGAAGATATAATAAAACGGCTTGAACAACTTGTCGCTTGTAGCGTTAACCCGGTTGTTGATATGCCGTTAGCGGTTAAATTAGCTGAAACATTCCCGATTGAGTTTTATCAGCTAACAAACAAAATTGTTGAATTAACCGGCATGGGAATGGATTTCCAAAAGCCCAAGCCCTCTGGAAAGATTGCAGCGTAAGAAATAAGATGGTTTTATGTGATGTCAGGGGCAAGTTTCTTTTCGAGGCTTGCCCTTCTTTATTTCCAGAGGGCGAATTGATGGAGACGGAGGTTTTATTGTGGGAAATTTATTATCGAGACAAAAATGACAGGATAAACAATGGCTGATTTAGAACGTACTGTCGAGATTATTTTCAAATCAATTGACCAAACCGGGACCGGGTTAACGTCTGTTTCATCAAAATTAAATGATTTTGAACGCAGTGTCGGCAATATCTCCGCGCCATTGGCAAGCCTTGCCGGAGATATTGTTAAAACAGAAACGGCAATTTTATCACTTGCAGCAGCTTATGGCGGTTATGCGGTAACACAAGCCGCAAAGTTTGAAACTGCTCAGATTGATTTGCAAAAAGTTCTTGGTAATGGTGAATCAATTGATAATTATACGCAGACAGTCAAAAATTTGTCTGAAACGTATGGCATAACATCAACCAACATCCTTCAAGGGATTGCCAATTTTAAACAAGCTGGCTTTTCGGCAGATGAGGCGGCTAAATTACAAAAAAATGCTCTTGATTTAGTTATTGCCGGAGATTTAGAAGCCGGGCAAGCATCAGAGCAACTGGTCAGAATTTTAAAAGGGCAGAATGCAGCATTTAGTGAGGCTCCGCGCTTTATTGAGGCAATGAACAATGTATCAAATCAATATGGTACAAGTCTGGGCGAATTATCTAACGGTATGTCTGCAATTTCACCGATTCTCAAAACAATGGGTTTTTCGTTTGAGCAGGGCGTTGGCGCAATTACGCCCATTATTGAAAGTTTTGGATCAGGTACAGAGGCCGCAAATGCTTTAAAAGTTGGATTGCTTCGGTTAATTGATGATTCAAAGCCAGTTCAGGACGCATTAAAGGCCATTGGTGTTTCTCAAAAAGATGCGAATGGTGAATTGAGATCAGCGCGAGAAATTTATCTTGATGTGGGTGAGGCATTCAAAGGACTGACAAAAGAACAAAGGGCTTTTTTCTCAGGACAGCTTTTTGGTAAAGAACAATCCGTCCGATTGGTTTCGTTGTTCAATAATATGGATACGGCGGCCAGCGCAACCAGCGAGGCATTAAAACAAACGGGCAGTGTTGCTAATGAAGTTTCATTACGTTTGGATTCGGCTGAAAAGCAGGTTGATAAATTCAAAGTTACGTTTGAAAATTTGGCGATTGCTGTCGGTGGCCAGGTTTTAGATAATTTTAAAGGCATCGCGGGCGGTGCAACAGAAATTAATAAATCATTTGAGCAAGTGGTTAATAATGGTGGTTTGGCTCCGTTATTTAACGCATTAAAACCGCTATTGTCTGATTTTGAGGAAACATTAAGGGGCATTGCAAAAGTATTGCCGGATGCATTCAAAGGCGTTGATTTTGACGGGTTGATTGCTTCATTTAGAAATTTAGGCGGGGAAATTGGCGATATATTCGGCGGGTTAGATTTAACCGATGCGGATGATTTAGAAAAAGCTCTCCAGGGCATTATTGATTTTATTTCGTTATTGACGAATGCAACCGCTGGAGTTGTTCAAGGGTTTAGCCCGTTTATTGATGGCATCAAGGAACTTTTGTCTAGCTTAGGCAATGGTGATTCACAATTTGTTAGTTTTGTTGGAAATGTTTCAGGACTGGGCGCGGCGGTAAATCAAGTATTACCGTTACTTAAATTTTTAGGCGATGCAATTGGCGCATTGGCTGACGTGTTGATTGTTGTAACGGGAGCCAGAGCGTTTGGCAGTCTGTCGCCTGCTGTTTTAAGTGCCGCGAGAAGTTTTGGCGCATTTTTACCTGTTGCGGCGGCGGCGGTTGCTGCATTTAAAGCGATTCAGTTTGCAATTGATGAAAATGTTACGGCTTATCAACAGTATAAAGACCGAACGGATTTATCAGGAACGATTGCAAATACTAATGAAAATCTCGAAAAACAACGAGCAAAATTAAAAGAAATTTCTGATGCAACCGGCGTTACTGTCACCAGTATTGATGAGCTAGAAAAGGCAATGAAAAGCGGCGCGATTGTTGCCGATGATTCGGCACTTGGTTATTCGTCTGCTGGTGATGCTATTGATGAGCTTGGCAATCAATCAGAAAAATTAGGTGATAGTACCGTTGATGCATCAAAAGCATTAAAACTATTAGGATTGAATGCAAATGGTGTTAAAGATGAAATAGCGGATGTTTCACAAGAAACGTCAAGCGCGGCTGAATCAGAAGATGATTGGATAAAAACCATTGAAAATGGCCGAACTGTTTACACGCATAAAACACGATCATTAAAAGAGTCGAAAGAAACGATTAATGCAGTTAAAAAAGCAACCGATAAATTATCAGAATCTGAAAAAATAGCCATTTCTCATGCTAATGATATGGAAAAAACATTAGCGAGTCTGGCTAGTAATGAGCGAATTAAAGCCATTGAGTTTTCTGCAAAAATAGAGGTTGCGCGAATAGAGTCTGATACTAAGCGTGTAACAGAGGTTTTTAAAACATTTGGTGATGAAATTGCTTCAGCAAATCAATTAGTGGGTGATTTAGCCGGTCAACTTGGCAATGCGAATTTATCAGGGTTTGATAAATTTACCGTTCAGGATCAAATTAGAGACGCTTCTAAACGCGCTGATGAAATTTTACGTCAGCAGAATAGATTAAATGAGGCAAATATTAAATATTTGAATGCTCGCACTAAACAGCTAGAACAGGGTGGTAGTGATATAAACATAACCGCT